CCCTTCCTCTTTTCCTCTTCCCCCCTCTTCTCCTGTAACCTCATCTCCCCCTATCTCTATATCTCTTTCCCCCTCTCTTCCTCCTAACTATCCTCTCTTTTGCGCTGCCGGGGTGCCCACCGACGCGCAGAAAAAGAATTTTTATAAGACTACATCGACAGGAATAAAAGGTCTGCCCTTCGGGATTCGCTTTTCTTATCAGCATTATACTTTTTGCGGCCTTGATGATGAAGGCATTACACTTCTTGAAGAAAAATTCCCGGATAAAGATGTCCGCTTTGAGCTCTGGCGTATGATCTCGTGGTTCACCATGAAGAACGATCGCAAGAAAGGAGGAGGTATAGACTTCGTGCTTAAATGGCTTACGAAAGCCGTTCCAGTTCAACAAGATGGAACTGTCGAGTTTGTGCGTCCCTCGGAAGACTACACTGGATTTTACGATCAAGTTGATTATCAACAATATGTGGATGAACGTAGAGCCTTCGCCCATGCTAGAATGTATCATAGTCCTCAACCTGCACAACCAGAACAAACTTGGCAGCAAGACCTTCAAGATGCGATAAAGCGCCGAGATGAACGTGATGCAAAGAGAAGGGCCGAAGAATTATGCTTGATTTAAACGACTTAGTAATAAACACATATAAATCTATTGAGCCTATTTGCGCTGAGGGAAGGGATTTTTTAGCTCAACGTTCACTTTCAGTCCCCGAAGCTCATCGCAAAGGGTTTTGTTCTTTTGGAGGCAACCTATATTTTATCTATACTATTAAAAATAAAATTGTTAGGTGGAAACGTCGCTCTATGACCAATAAAAAAGACCAAAATTGGGGAGACTGGAAAAATGGATATGGGAATGATACGCCAATACCCTTTTATTCGCAATTTAAGACCCATAGAAGCGACGATCTTTTTATAACAGAGGGAGAGTTCGATTGCATTGCGATCGCGCAACTGGGCGCATTTAATTGCGTTTCTTTGCCAAATGGGGCTAGTAGCGTAGAGAAAACCTTTCGAGCTTACTATGAATTCCTTCAGGAATTCGAGACAATTTACATTGCTTTCGATATGGATCAGCCGGGACAAGAAGCCGCAAAAAAGGCAATGTCACTTTTGCCTCCTCACAAATATCGGCGAATAAACTTTCCATATAAGGATGCAAATGAATGGGTTAAGGAATGTGATCCGAATGAAAATGATTTAAAAAGCTTGATGGAAAATGCGGAAAAGCTTACAAGTCCTTTTTTGACTCATGGCGCCGATGTTCCAGATGAGTTTTTCGATGAAATTAACATAGGAGCTTCAACAGGATGGCCTAATTTAAATACACTTTTGGGGGGAATACGCCTCAAAGAGCTTACAGTCATTTCCGCTGACACAGGATCAGGCAAAACAACTTTTTGTCTCAATTTATGTAAAAATTTACTTGATGAAAAAAATGGTGTATGGATAAATTCTTATGAAATGTCCATGAATGTTGTGACCCGTAAGATAATGGGTTTGGTTTTAAATAAATGTTATAAAGTTAAACAAGTTAGTACATTAGATGTTAAAATTTACAAAGAGTGGTGTAAGGAAAGACCAATTTATTTAAATCTAATAAGTACTAAAGTTTGCATGAAAGAAGTACGCAAGCTTGTAGAACTTTCTTCTATTGCATATGGTATAAAATATTTTCTATTTGATCATTTAGATTATTTAGTTTCAGGAGGTTCCAAAAATACAATTTTGGAAAATATTGATAATACTGTTCGTGAACTTCATTCTTTGGCTTTAGAATTTAATATTTCTATAATTCTTGTGGCTCATCCTAAGCAAATGCCTGCTAAACAAGATATTACGATCAACGATATTAAAGGTTCTTCAGCTATCAAGCAATATGCTGACAATATTCTTCTTTTAACTCGCATGGACAGGAATAATCCAGGTGATTATCGCTATCGAGTCCATCTAGGAAAAAACCGTCTTTTCGGCACTGAGGGATCTATTTACCTTCATTATGATCCTATGTGCGATGGCTATAAAGAAATCACTTTTCAAAAAAACCCATTTCAGGAATAGATAGGGAAAACGGAGGTTCCCGATGATTGAAGTCCTGAATATAAATCCCATCCATAAGAATTCCTTACTTGCCACATGCGATGTGCATATTGTCCCTTGGCATATAACACTCAATGAAGTCAAAATCTTTGAGAAAGGTGCTCAACGTTGGCTTGGCATGCCATCCCGCGAATATGTCAATGATGCCGGCGAGAAGAAATATATCGAGCTGATTACTTTTGACAATGATGGCGTCAAAAATCGCTTTAGAACGCAGATCATGACCGCAGTGGACAAATATCTTGCCACCAACCCCGACATGGTGCCAGAAGACGCCGTAAAAGCTAGCGACTCGGTGCCATTCTAATGCGTCACGAGCACGCGATCACATATCAAGATCAGTTAACTATAGCTGATCTTGAATATTTAGTGCGCAAAGCCAACAGGCTCGGGCGGTTTGGCAAAGAATTAGTGCGTATCTCTTCAGAAAAGGATGTCGAGGGAACGCATGTTTATTTTGACGTAGAAGGGACTCTGAATGGATCGCAAAGAGATCAATGAATTGTTCGAACAAAATGTTCGTTACATGCGTCAAAATATTCCTCCTGACGACATTTATCCTTTCGCCGAGGCCACATTTATGGCAGCTCTCTTTTTTTTACGTCAATGGAATAATTCTATCAATCTCCATGCCATAATGCGTGATGATCTCATAGCTAAAAAATATATCAACAATATCATGTTGTATTTACGAGCTCGCGATCTTGGCTTGCCGATAGCTCTCGACCTAGGAATATTAGAAGAAGAATGATTATTACAATTCCCGGCAAACCCATTCCACAAGGCAGACCCAGATTAGCCCGCAATGGTCATTGCTTTGACCCGAATAAAAAAGATAAATATCTTATAATTAAAAAAATATTTTGTCAGTGGTTCAATCGTCCATGTTTGCAATATCCTAAAGTCTCTATGCTGTTTTGTATGCCCACACCGAAAAACATGGTGAAGCAATTCGAAAAGGGCAATCTATATAAGCATTTTAAAAAGCCCGATGTGGATAATTTGGCCAAAACTTACCTCGATTGCATGACGGGCATCGTATATGAAGACGACGCCCAGGTTGAGATAGGATCTCTTTGCAAAATTTATGCCAAAGAGCCTAAGACGATAATACTAGTTGAGGAGAGCTATCCTGAGGCGAATGAATTTGATCTTTATGAGTCGTTCGGGCGAGAATGCGATATATCGTCATTGGCTGAAACGGCTTCCCCTCGCGGGTCCGATGGCCCTGTTCGGTCAATGCCCGTGCAATCTGGCGAAAAGATTGTCCCCATGCAGCCATCTGTTGCATTTTATGAAGAACTTCCTGTTCGGATTCAGACTTATGGAGTTTGCCAAGCTTCCACTCGACCGTTCCATTACGACGCTTCAAAGCTATCTTCGTATCCTGGTCTAGGCGATATCCATACGGAATAAATCGGCTAATGCGCTCGCCTCTTTTCTTCTTTACTGACAATTTATCCACAATTCGGCGCCGAATATCAGATTTTTCTTTCTGGGCTAAAACGCCCTTTAAACCCATCATAAATTCGTCATCAATTCCGCTCTCAGTTATGCTAAGAAGGTATCCGCGGGCCTGTTTGATTTGCCGGTAAATCGTCACCATCTCAATGACATCCCGGCTTAATCGGTCGGAGTTATAAACAACAACTTTTACATCTGGACATAGGGCACCCAGCATGGCCTGCAATTGTGGCCGTTTAGCCATTTTAATGCTAGTAGATACGTCATCGTCTATGAAAAAACTGTGAGAGAAGGGGTTAGCTCCCTCAATGTTTTTTATAAAGTCTAAAGCCATGCTTTCCTGTGTGTGGAAATCCTGCATATTCGTTGAGCATCTTAAATAAATTAGGTATTTATTCATCTTTGACCTTCCGTTTTTTCTTTTCTTTAGGTTTATCAAATAATTTTTTTAAATCTTCTATGAGATTTTCTTCGACATAATCAGGGATGCGTTCCGATACGCTTTCCAATTGCTTCTTGTATAAGCTCTGCAAGCGCTTAATCTCCCAGCATATTGTTTTGCTAAGTTCCTCTTCTTCCTCTTCAAGAAGCCCTTCATTATAGGCCAAAAGTTCAACTCCTTGCAAAGTATTTAACGATATGGTGGCGCTAATCAAGGCCAGCGCATACATTTCAACAGTCTTTATCTTCTCAAGGTTTAATGGCGTAGGGGTCATTGAGGCGCTCCTTTAAATAGTTCAATATTTGTTGGTTTAGTCGATTCGGCCTAGCATGGTCATTTTCCCATTGACACCATGTTAAGGGAGCCACTCCAGCTTTTATAGCCATTTTGCGTTGGCTAAGTTTATATTTCATTCTCAATGCCAATATTTCTTGCGGAGTCATTTCTTTTTCCTCTTATTTAGTATTTTAATCAATTCTTTAACCAATCGAGGCCTATATTCTTTGTCAATGATTTGCTCGTCACTATTCTGTACAAGCGTTTCAAAGCCCCAGAAAGCCGTTTCTTCGCATATCCAGCCATTTTCAGGCGTATTAACTAAAGCTATGCACTCATCATCATTTTCGGGATTGAGTGCGATTAAATAAGCTTCCCAGCCAGTCAATGGAATATGTAACCGGATTTCGGCCTTCAAGTCATATGGAGTTTCACGTAACTCCCAATTTTTCCATAAAACTTGTTTGTTAATCATCATTATGCTCATGATTAGGGTTATGTGCTAAATCCGGATGAAGCTTTGATAACCCTTCACAAATTCCAGTCGTGAGGGCGTCTTGCAAAAGCATGGTTGTAGAGTGTAGACAACAACCAATTTCTGTGGCGAGTCGTGCAATCACAAAAACAATTTGATGGCAAAATTCTCCTGGGGTTAAAGAACTTTCTTTATAATTAAGCAAAAGTTCTTGTAAATCGTTATTTAATCTTTTGTAATCTTTATCTTTTTCTGAATTCATTATTAATCCTTTATGTTTTCTTCGATCTTTTTAACTTTTTCTTTAAGTTCTAAATGTTCTTGAACCAACATCATAAATAGAAAAAAGAATATAATGAAGCCTATAAATATAGCCATTTTACCTCCTGATTAAGTAAATGGTTGTGCCTAAAATAATTGTCATCATGACCAAGCCTATCACAAAACTGTTTACCATACATACCTCACGGGTTATTTTGTCCTCATAACCCGCAGGCCTATTAATTTCCATAGCAAACTTAGCTTTCTAGCCAGTCGCATACTATGAAAAATAGCATTACTCCTAAAAAAGTCATTTTATTTCCTCCTCTTTTATTTCATCATTTTTATGGGTTTCCATAAAATCATTCACGACCTCATAAATACGCTCTTTTGCTAAGACTTGTGCCGTTGAAATAATCTTGTAAATATCATCAAAAGGCCCAAAGTCTTCAAGGGCCTCATTGCACAGCTCATGAGATCCGCGATATAATGAAAACCATTGATCCAAATCGTGGTAATAGCAATCCGCTTCTATGGTAATATCTTCTAAATTATCTATTTCCAGCTCCTCGAAAGCTTCCATGATTATGCGGTATGTCCAGTCATCGGGCAAATACCCCCCGTGTATCTCATATAAAAAATCAGAAAGATATTCGGGCCTTTCATCTTTCAGTGCGATAAAGCTAGTTCCATCATTGCGTTGGCGTGATTCAAAAAAATCACTATATTTTATGGTAGTATTCATTGCATAACTCCTTTTCTTTTGATTCTTGCATGCCTCTTATTTTATCACCGCCCTTCAGCTTCTTTATAGCCTCTAAGCGGGCCTCATACATATCACGGCCGTCTACTCGAAAGATACAACCAAAAATAGTCCAGACTAGATACTCTTTCATATAGTCTCCTTTGTCGATTAATGCTTAGCTTGCCCCTAGATAGCTCTAGAGGCAAAGAAGAATTAATCGTAGGCCCTAACCAAGGCTTTTTCGCATAACTCTAAATAAAGAGCATGTTGCATATGCTCTAAATCCCTTTCGGATAGATTGCAAATATCTTTCGTATCTTGTTGGACTTTTAAATAGGCTTCACTTTTAAGTTTTGCTCTAGATAATAATTCGTCATAACTATTTTGTGATTTAGGCATATTAAACTCCTTTTTGTTGGTTTAACCGTCATATCACCCCTAGATAGTTCTAGGAGTGAGTGAAGCCTAAACTCTTTCAAAAACAAACATAACTTTAGATTCTTCTTCATGCTCCGTGTATATTCTCACCTTAGAGTTGACTATGCAACAATTACAGGCTCTAGGAAAATCAATATAAACCTCAATGCCATCCTCGCGTAAGCACCAAAAACCTTTAGATAAAACTTTTGTAATCGTGCGTATTCCGTATGTTCCATACAACCAGTTCTCAAACTTCCATTGTGAGCCTATAGTCAAGGCCCGTTTAAAATCTGCTAGTGTTTTCATATTTGACCTTCTTTCTTTAGGCCCTTTTGGCCCGTATTGCCTAACACTATAACATGGTATGGTTATATATGCAATGATATATTTCGGTATGGTGCATTAAATTAAATACTTGACACAAAATAAACTGTAAGGTATTGATTGTGTATAATCAACCTTGAGTACGGCGGGGGCGCTATGCAATGGCGCACTAGCCACAAAAGCCAATAGGTAGGCATGGAAAATAAGCCTAAAGATAAATACCCAATAGTCAAAAAGCCCAAAGGCCAACTAGGCGATAAAGCCAAACGCCCTAAACCAGGCATCCCTATTACCAAGGAAATTATACTCGAACTCATCGCTAAGCATGATGGTAACCTATCTAGGGTCGCCGATGCCCTAGGGACTACGCGCCATTTAATACGTCGTAAATGTGATGCCGATGCGGAACTTGATCAAGCCCTTGTTAGTGCACGCGAAAGGCTGATTGACGAACTAGAGGAATCTTGCTTTCGAGATGCGATTACGCACAAAGATACAGGCTTGCGTTGCTTCATGTTAAAGACGCAAGGCCGACATAGGGGCTATGAGCAAGAAGACGTCAAGAATCAGGCTCACGTAATAGCTACGGCAGCTTTTGACTTCATCGTCAACAAGTCTAAGAATCCCGCTGAGCTCACGCATAAGTCAAAGAGCGATAAGAGCGCGCTAGAATAATATTTACCAAGATAACCAACCACCTGGTTAGATACAGTAGAACTTGGTTACGCCTGCTAACATGGCTCGCTTCACATTCAATCCAAAGGATCCTATCAATCCCAAGTTTTATTAAAGAAAAGATTTGATGACATTCCTTAACAGTACCGGTACTATGAATACAAATATCAGTCCACCTCGATCACATTTACGTCATTTTCAATATAAAATTTTTACAGAAAATATGGAATTTCCCCTCGGTCACACTTAAGCCAAAATGAATATAAAATTTTATCTCAGAAAATGAAGATTGATAGAACCCCGAATTTTTTTTCTGACCTGTTGGACAAATAATTCGGCGACAAGATGGAAAAATTTTGCCATATACCTAGGGAGATTTGGTAAGTTTGTGTAATATGTCCAATGGGCGTGGACATACTGGCTATGGACTGGGAAAAAATTTTTTATGGGGTAAAAAAGAAAGCCCCATCGCTGGTGTGCAGACAGTGGGGCCTTCGATGTCCAAGGTAAGAAAGCACACCTGGGACTATTAGTCATGTGTGAAAATACGTCTCAAAAAAGAACGCCTATATCAAGGAAGGTCATCACAAGATATAGGCGTCCAGCGGGCCTTGGCGTCGCTACAACGCCTTTTGCACTTGGTTAATGCATGTCAAGACTATAGGCCAAGCCAAACAATTTTAACAAGAAAAAAAAGAGCCCCCAAGAAAACAAGCTCCGTAAACTCGGAAGCTCCCAGATCCCCATAAACCCTATGTCTATGGAGGCCTTACTCTGAACTAGAGATGGGAACATTTTATCTCTCAAGGCCATTTTACGTAAATCTTTTTTTTCATCAATGCAAGAAAAAGATTGGGCAAAAAAAGCCGTTTGGCTATAAGGCAGAAAACCCCTTACTCACTCTAGGAGAGAAGATGGCTCAAGATTATGACAAAGAGATTGAAGATTTAAGAAATATTTACCAAAGTGATATATTGGAACTCAATGATAAGGTAAATGGCCAAATCGGTTGGATGTTGGATCATATTGGAGTTATGGTAGATTTACATCGTGCCAAAAGAGAAATTGAGATGAAACTTTATAAACTAGAAAATAAAATCATAAAAGATGTAGGTGAATCATGTATCTAGTTCTGGTAGAAAAACTTATCAATCCTATGAGTGATCCAAACAAAGGAGACAAGCTTTACGATCCATATTATTTAGACACCATAGAGCAAGCCTATCAATTTCATGCTAAATTTCCTAAGTCAAAGATTTATAAGAATGAAGGCACATTAGTAGAAATTAAAGCTGAATTCAAAGAGGAGATAATAGTTGACTAGACAATTTATATCAATCATCGAGGAAAAAAGTTTAGGATCTTTCGCTTCTGTGCTTCCCTCAATGAAATTCATAGAGGTAATGGGCATGCCGATTAAAGATCCTGAAGGCAAAGAATATTTGGTATTAGCAATGCCTATGCCTGTGGCTCCTGAATCCTCAATGCCCACTGAGCCCGAGGTAAAGTCTGATGGCCAAGGATAAGGCACTAGAAGAAATACGTAGGCGCCTAGAAGATATGGGCGCTCTACGCCTTCAATGCAAGAAACTTTTAGAAGAACCTGTTTTCTCTTTATTAAATAGAGATGATCCTATATGGTTCAATGACATAGATGAGCCCGAATTGATGCAGGAAAACCTTGACGTCTTGAGAAAAGATTTGGTACTATGCTATAAGATTATCTGCGATATGTGGGACATACTCAGTGAAGGTCAATAGCCATTATGGCATGTTAGCTCAGAAGCAGAGCGCATATAGGTAGGGCGCACACCCAATCCTTATGAGGTCGTTGGTGCAAGTCCAACACGTGCCTATTAATAAGGAACTGATCTGGCGTATTTACCTTCACGCTTCATGTCACCCTTCTTGGTAGACTTGGTGCCTGGAGTGAGAGACTTCGGCTTGGGGGATTTAGTGCCTTTTGCGCCTGTTACGAACTTAGATTCAGCTGATTTCTTGGCCATTTGGTTTCCTTGGTGGGTTTTTCTTTTTTTTATTTAACGATGGGATTAATGTAAAGCAAAAATAATGAATTGGGTAAATGTTGAAGATAGCTTACCAGATTTATCTAAACCTAATGGCGGAGAGTCTGAAGACGTGCTAATATTTGATGGTGAAAACATTGGAATCGGATATTACGAATCAGAGTATCATATAGAAGATGACCCAGATGCCTATGAAGGTCAAGCTACTACTTATTCTTCAGATTGTTGGCATTCAACAAATCATTTAAATAGAGATGTTTGTGGATGGCCAGAAGTCACACATTGGATGCCTTTACCAAAACCGCCTAAGCAGAAATAGGATTTTATGTGGTATAAAAAGAGTAATGGGGATTTTTTAAATCTGGATAATTGTGTAAGAATCTCAAAAGTGGGAGTAAATATTACTTTTGATTTTGTAAATAGTGTAAGAGAAGTAGATGCATTTACGAATATAAATTATTCAACTATGGCTATGCTTAAATTACAAGAAAATTTAAATATAGGATTAGATTATGATCCCTCAAGACTTTGATCGCCAAGTAACCTGTAAAAGACGCCTGGACTTTGACTTGATCGACTCCATGCAAGTCCAAGCCCTTGGCAACTTAAAGCCAAGAGAAGTGGAGATGACCGAGGTTAAGCCAAGAACCGATGATCTACAAAACCTATTTGATCAGGGCAATTATCTAGAGGCTATGAAGATCGTCTGCCAGATGATCAAAGACTTTGAGAAACGCATAGAAGAACTGGAGAGAAATAACACATGAATCCATTAGATCCATCCAATCCAGACAGCCCAATGTATCAATTCATTGATGCTCAACCACCTAGTGAATATCCGGCCACTCCAGATACTTCTCTTAGCCATATAACCGTCAGGCAATTCACCCCAGACTCTATCTCAGCTTCAGCCAATAATCCTATCATTGTCACTAAGGCTAATCATGGCTTATCTAACGGCATGACCGTCAGGGCCACGAAATTCTATCCATATCCCTTTGCAGTGGCTACTGGCCTAGAGCAGATCAACAATCAGCTTTTCTATGTTTACTATGTGACGACCGACACCTTCACTCTATGCGACTCTTCCTCGGTGCCTATGAGATATCCGGCATTGACTCCCTATGTATCTGGAGGTCAGTTTACTGTAACTGGGCCAGATCTTCCTGTAGTAAACCCATCTCACTTTCCGCCTCCAGGAACCGTGGTAGTCCCACAGCCCTGATGGCATGGATGTTGCTTTCAAGCCATTTCAGCAACACTTGATGCTTATAGCTGGCGTCTTCTTCTTCTAAAGTGTAAAATAGCTCATGACATAAACATTCATCTTTATCGTAAATAGCTGTAGTAAAGCATCTACCTGTTTGTCCAAGCCAAACAGTTTTGATTAAATATTCGTGTCTATAGCTTTCCATGAACATATGTGGCTTATCGCCCCAAACATTTTTGTTTGAATCATTCATTTTTACCCTTTTCAAGCTCTTCAAAGATGGCTGAACGCATCGCATTTGTTAATTCATCAAATATTTTTAGCCCATTACTTTTTTGAGAGAAGATACAAATCAGCTCAAAAGACAAAGCACTTATCCAAACTGTTGTGTTTTCTTCATAACCTTTCAGCGGCTCGATGGCTTCCAGTAATTTTTGAGCCCTTACTCGCATTTCTTGGGGATCTTCATCGAATTTAAACATTATTTCACCTGGATGAAGGGCGTTGCACCACTAGTAACTTGAGGCATCTTACCATCCCATTTTTGAACAGCTTGCCAACTAATTAACTCAGGAGTAACTGATCTACTTAGCACTAAGTTAGCCTTTGCTTCGGCCTCCGCCTGTAGTAACGAACATTTAGCAGCTCCTTCAGCTTTAGCCACCTGTTTCTTAGCCTCCGCTTCGGCCTCTCTAAGCTCGTTTTCTCGTTGCTGAGCCCTTTGATTAGCTTCTATCTTGGAATTTAACGCTGCAATGACGTTCGGAGGAAAATGAAACCTGCCAATGAGATATATCCGACTAATTTCAATGCCAATAGGCGCTAAATCTTCCGTTACGTGTTTCTCGACGTCTACGAAGAAGCATTCTTTCCCTGAATATAGATCCTCGATACGAGTTTTAGAAGCTGATTTGTTAACTGCGTCACGAATGAAGTTACGAATAAAAACGTGAGTAATCTCATCCATTCCACGCCTGTATCTTTGAAAAATAAGTGGAATAGAGTCAGCACGCAAATGATATGTAATACCAATATCAGCAGAAACACCGACACCTTCAGAAGTTTGAAAATTGAATCCTTCACGTTCACCTTCCCAAGTCACATTTTGTTCAAATATTGGAAATTCATAAACACTTTTCCAGGGTGCTATCCAGTGCATACCAACATGAAGCTCTTTGTCTTGGACTCCCTTAGAATCTCCAAGCATATCGACAACAACGCCCACATAGCCCGGAGAGATCATTTTAAAGCATAAACACCACAAAATAAAAAGTGGAATAATAGCAGCGGTAAAATAATAACTAAAGCATTTAAAATTCATTTTTTCTCCATATTTATTTATTCTAAAGGAGGTGTAGGACTTGGAATTTGCATCCAATGTGTGAAACCAGCCAAGCCTTTTTCCACCATCGTCTGATCTTTGAGCAAAATAAAATGAATATTTTCACCAATATAAGATACTGAACCTATTTGACATCCAGTATGTTTATTCCAAAGTAACATCTCCATATCTGGAGGGGGTAATGTAGTCGTAATATCTAACCAACTCATTTTTTTTCTCCTAAAAGTTCGGCTTTCCCGGTTTTGTGGAAAGCTCTAATTTCTTCTCTATTCGGACAACCATCAGCTAAGTCCTCACGCCTCTTTTTGACCGCCTTCACATAGACAGGATCATTAAAATACTCATCATTGTTCGAGGCAGCAAAGCCCACGTGCTTCAAATCCTTCCAAGAAACACGTAGATATAACAATTTCCTGTCGGGAAGGGTAAGGTAGCCCAAGATGCCCCAACTAAGCTTATGGGTCACAGAAATGAAGCAGCCGGCATAGGTGCTTTGGCTACGGACATCTATCTGCATCACTTCGCCGTCATGGGAATCTATATAAAGCTCTTTTTTCATTTTATTGTCTCCAGATTAAAAAATATCCTATGATTTGGCCAACCATGGCTCCTAAACAGACAGAAATAATTGTTGCCCAATCAACTTTCATAATCTCTTTCCTCATCTACTACATGACCTAAAACTTCATCTGGATCAATTTCTTTTTCATTTTCTATATTATCATCATTGTCAAAATAATATCTAGTTCTTTGAGGATCAAATTCTTGAAGTAATTGTTTCATCTTTCCTTCGGCATTGTCGTACTGCCAATTATAGATCTCTTGGCAGATATGTTCATACTTTGGCTCTAGTTTTTCCCTCAATGCAAAAATAAAATGGTCATAAATATGTTGAAAGACTTGCTCTCTAGCGGTAAAGATAGCATGATCAACTTCATGTCTTTTGTGATATTGCTCTGGAACTGTTTCTGCAATTCTATCTCGACATGCTTCCAAATGAAACAACATATCAAAGTCATGGTTAAGTAAAGAAATATTTTCAACATTGTTTTTCAGTTCCTCACAAGTAATTGTAAAAATTAATTTTCCATCTTCTTGCACTCTTTCTACTTTGATTTCCATGCCATCTTCTCCGGGTAAGGCGTTAGATTAGTAAATATGTGTTTTTCTCTCAAGAGAAATCTACTCTTTGAATTAAAATAATCATTTGATATAGGAAGGTTATGAATGTCATGGATTTAGACCCCCGTCTTAGTGTTTTGGCCGATCAAAACTGGCGTCTTCGCAATCTTTATAAAATCAAAGATAAGGAGGGCGCGATAGTGAACTTTGAGCCAAACTGGGCACAGATTGCACTCGCCACCCCACATTACCTGAATATAATACTCAAGGCCCGGCAACTTGGAATAACGACGTATCATGCCCTTCTTTTTCTTGATACCTGCCTTTTCAATCATAACGTCAATGCCGGCATAGTAGCCGACAGCAAGCCCGTTGCTAAGGAGATCTTCATTGATAAAGTTAAGTTCGCCTACGATAATCTACCTCAGTTCGTTAGAGACCTGTGCCCTGCCTATCGTGACAACGTGCACGAAATGCGTTTCGCTAATGGATCAGTATTCCGTGTTGCTACGTCTCTTCGGGGTGGTACGCTTCAATTACTTCATATCACCGAATTCGCCAAGATATGTCAAGAAAATCCTTCCAAAGCCAACGAAATCATCTCTGGAGCGCTTAATACAGTCCAAGCTGGGCAATTTGTCTGCATTGAGTCCACAGCCCGAGGAAGAGAAGGCCATTTTTTCTCTCTATGCAAAGAAGCGCAGGCTTTGCAAGATTCAAATACTGAATTAGGCAAGTTGGATTGGAAACTTTGGTTCTTTCCATGGTGGCAACATCCAGATTATGTCATTAATTCAAAAAATGTCTTGATATCTAAGGACATGGAAGTGTATTTTGAAGAATTAAAGAGTAAAGAAATAATTTTAACTCCTGAGCAGAAAGCCTGGTATGTAAAGAAGATGCAGACACAGGGCGAATATATGAAGAGGGAATATCCCTCGACACCCGAAGAAGCTTTCGAATCAGCCAACGAAGGATTTTATTTTGCCAAGCAAATCGCCCAAGCGCGCCAAGAAAAAAGACTTTGTTACCTCCCCTACGATGAAAATGCGAAAACCTATACGAGCTGGGATATCGGGATCGGCGATTCGTGTGCGATCTGGGTCTGGCAGCTCGTCGGTAAAGAAATCCACTGCATCGATTACTACGAAAACTCAGACGAAGCCCTTGCCCATTACACCAAGTGGCTCAAAAGTAAGCCTTATCTCTATGAGCGCCACTTTATGCCTCATGATGCTGCGGCTCGTGAAAAAGGGAGTGGTAAGAGTTTTGCGGACATTGCGCGTGATCAAGGGCTCAAAGTCGATATAGTGCCCCGTCAGCCCAATGAGATGTTTGGAATAGAATGCCTGAGAAATATTCTTCCCCGATTCTTCTTTGACTACTCTAAATGCGAGAAAGGCATTAAAGCAGTCGAGAACTTCAGGAAAGAATGGAACGAAAAACTAGGATGCTACAGGGAACGTAGCTACCACGATTGGGCCTCTCATGGATCGAAGGCCTTAATCTATGGTGCCGAAGCCATTCAGCGACTTGTAGGCGGATCAGGGATGTCCGCCGAAGAATGGCGAAACTTGAGAAAAGAGTGGGTATAAACAATCCCACAGAGTCCTAGAAGAAGAAGAAATATGTAAATCTTCTTCTTCTTCATAGGGTGTGGAAATGTTCAAAAGGCAAGGATTGCAAATTGAACTTTATGACTAATTACTTTTTTGAAACTAGCTTAAGAATGCTTATAAGCTTGTTTCTGCAAATTAAACTACATGTCTTGGTTTTCTGGTATTTGTCGATCATATATTGTCGACAACATATCACACATGTTCGTAACTCATTATCAACTCCACTTTTTCTTCGTGCTTTCATAACGCAACTATCACTACAGAACTTAATGACCCTATTGTGTTTACCTTCAAATTCTTTCCCACAATTCTGGCAAGTAAAAGTTTTGAAAGGGCGATCTGCCCATTGTTTACGAGCTTTTTCTGATAAAAACTTCTTACCTTTATCAGTCTTAAGCCAAGAATGGATTTTATCACTATTCGCCTTCATACGCTGTGAAAGCTCAGCACGTTTCTCTTTGGCATGGAGGGAAAGATGTTGAGTATGAGGGATACATTCAAGGTTATCAAGATGGTTATTCAATTTATTCCCGTCTTTATGATGAATGTCATGTTTGTCAGGGATTTGACCTCGGGCTATCTCCCAAATAAGACGATGCAATGGTTTATGACCAAGCATCAGATACCCACGTTTTTTTCTAAAAGGTTTTGGTTCAGTAACTTCCACTATTATATCTCCTATGTTAAAGGTTACGGATCAAGTGTACTATTTTCCCCTGGGGAGTGTCAATGAATTACACACTTAATAGCAATGAGAAGGTTTTTAAGTGGCAACAGTTTTTCTATGATGCTTATCGCACATGGGGCGTATTTTACGCGCAGGCATACCGGGACCTTCGTGCATATGCTGGTGATAACTGGACTAATCTTGAACGAAGTAAGCTCGAAAGACAGAATCGAATGGTTCTGGAGCTCAATAAAATTCGACGTGTAATCAATCTTTATTCAGGTTATGAACGGGAAAACCGAACACAGACAGTATGCGGGGCTGTAGAGGGATCTAATGACCGTACAGCCGATTTATTCAGTGATGTACTCTATTACACATATGAGAAGGGAAATGCAGACTACATTATCTCGGAAGCCTTTGAGCACGCGCTTAAGACTGGATTGGCCATCGTTGGCATCTACATGGACTACTCTAAAGACAAGGTCAATGGCGATATCCGGTTTTACTGGAAGCCATTTAACGCTGTCATGCTGGACCCATACTTCACCAAGCGGGACCTATCTGACTGCGACCAATGCTCAACACGCGACCTACTGTCGAAGGAAATGGTCAAAGCTATGCTTCCCGGCGTGGACCCATCAATCATTGATGCAATCCCTACTGGCATTAGAGATAATAAATATCAGTATCTTGGCATCTATCGTCAATACAATTCCACGTACATAGCAAAACACCTCGTCACCTATGATCAGTTTTGGCAGCGAGTAAATAGACCCCAGAAGTACCTTGTGGACATGGAAACTGGGGTAACGGAGGAATGGGATGGCACAGCAGAAGAAGAAAAAGAGCTTAAAAAAACTCTCGAACAACTACCCCAGCTTAAACTTATCAACTCCCATAAGAGAACGTGCGAACTCAGCATTATTGTAGGTGGCAGTCTCCTTTATTCAGGCCCAGATCCTACTGGCCTGGATACATTCCCGTTTATGCCCATAGTCCTATATCATGAACCCTTAATAGACACTTATGAACTCAAAATTCAAGGGCTTGTCCGCTCAATCCGAGACGCTCAACGCCAATACAATAGACGCCATAGTCAAATCATCGACCTCATGGAATCTATTATCAATTCCGGATGGATCACAAAGAATGGTGCTGTACTTGACCCCACAATGCTTATGCAGGCTGGCCAAGGAAGGAACATTGTCGTCAATGAAAACTTCGACGTTAATGCCGATGTTAGAGAAATATCGGCACCGAATATCCCTCCTGGATATCTTCAATACCAAGATATCATTGACAAAAACATCATGGAGATCCCGGGCGCATCGGACGAATTACTTGGTCTGTCAAGCACTGGGGACTCACAGGTCAGCGGCAAGTTGGCTGAGGTACGCGCTAGCAATGGCCTCAAAGGTAACCGAGGAATTTTCGATAACCTGGAGCAAACCAAGAAACTATTGGGTGGGCTTGTTATCGAAGCAATTCAGAAGAATTATTCAGCTGGCAAGATCTGGCGTATAACCAATCAGGAGCCAACAGAGGAATTCTTTTCGGGCAATTTCCTTGAGTATGACTGTGCTATCAAGCAGGCAGTTAAAACAGCCACTCAGCGTGAAGCTTACTATTATCAACTTCTTCAGCTTGTTTCTCTCGGTGCTCCTATTCCATGGGAAGATATTCTCGAAGTCGCACCTCTCCAAGGCAGCACTATGTTGCATGAGAAAATGGCCCAGAGAGCACAACAAGCCCAACAACAACAGGAAAAACTCGATGAGATGGAACAAATTGGTAAGGCGCTTGAACTATCGAAGATCGACGAGAATACGGCGCTGGCTCAAGAGCGTAGAGCAAGGGTGCTGGCAGACATTGGGCTGGCTCGGGAGAGAATATCCGAGGGCGAGCAAAACTATGCTAAGGCTTTCTTGGACAATGCAAGGGCTGTGAAAGAAATCCAAGATCTGGATCGCAAGCGTTTACTGGATGTCACGGAATTGGCAGCCAACATGCGCTTGGAAGAGAATAAGCTGACCGAGCAGAAACTGTCTCGTGATGCTAAGAGGGCGGAAACGCTAAAAGGAGGGCCAAATGGCTAAAGGAATGAAGGGTACGGCTCATGGAACAAAAATGATGCCGAACATGAATACATATGGCGGGCAAGAACAGCCTGGCTATCATCCCCCATCCGGGAGTGCTGGTAGCGATGCTCATGGTGAGTATAGCCATAAAACCAATCCGCTAAGAGTACCTAAGAAGGGTTCTCAGATCGGACCGGGTTATGGAAATGCTGACACTATGAAAGCATGCCACAATAAAGACGAGCAATTGATGAAAGAGAAACTGAGAGGTCAGCCATCGTAACACCAATTGTGCCAGGAATCATAACGTCACCTAAGCATCAACTTGAGAAGCATATTGAGGCTCGAGAGGGAATTACCTCGGAGTTCAATAAAAAGCTCGAGAAGATCCTTAATGACAATAAGCACGTCGATAAGTACTGGATTCTTGGAAAAGCTAAGATCGAACGCGTCAAAGGCAAAGATATCGTCAGGCCATTCTTACAGGCCTGCATGGAGAAGCCGGGCGTCATTAGAGAATCCTTCGTTTATGAGGTAGACAACAAGCGAGGGGTTAAGGAATTACTCTGGGTCATGCATCCAGGCGATCTACTAAGCTTTCCCACTCTAGGGAAATCTATTCGTGTCTCCAACGAGAAGGGAGCTAAAAAGAAGACAATTTTAATGCCCACATAAGGGCAGATTACGGGAGTTATATGACTGAAGAATACCAAGAAGAACAAAATCCAGAGGCCACTGTCTCCGAGTTGCCAGAAGGTGAAGTTCAGCCTCAGGATGGCCAGGAGCCAAAGATGGTTCCACTGGCTGCAATGATAGCAACACGCAGGAAACTGCAAGATGCCCAAGCAAAAGCCCAACAAGCCGATGCTAAAGCGGAATTGTTATACCAAGAGCTCCTTAAGGAAAAGGAGTCCAAAGCTCAAGAGCCTGATGACCCTACAGCACTTGTAGAAAAGCAGACTCTCAAGGATGTGACTCAACAGACCAAAAGAGAGATCATGGAGACATTGTTCAAAGATATGAATCCTGAAGCTGTTCACGAGATAGACATCTATCTCGACTCGATTTTAAAGAAAAAGCCCTGGTTGGCAAATTCTGTAGATTCGGCTCTGAACCGCTACGCTCGCGCCTATGAGATAGTGCAGGATTATAAGCATTTGGTCGAAGAAAAACCAAGCTATAAGTCCACTGGCCCAAAAGATGCCAAAAAGATAGTCGAAAACGCCGCTAAACCGAGATCGCCAGTAGAAGTTGGCAAATCGGCCCAACCTGGTGGCATGGACTATCTCAAAAGCATCCAAGGTAAGAAAGAGTTCCGAGAATATCGTCAGAAAATGCTGTCCGGGGGATAACTAGGACAGATTAATTTTTTGCCCTAGTTGTCAAACATTTTTTGACAGCAGGAGATAAAAAATGACTACAGGAACTACGACGACAGTGCAAGTTGACCCAGAAGTCAATTTGTTCTTCGACAATATTTTGCTGGATCGTCACCAGCCCTACTACGTTCACGGGTATTTTGCCCAAGAGCGAAGAATACCGCAAAAGAACTCCCGAAACGCCTTATTTAGACGTTTTGACAACCTGGCTGATGCTCTGACACCTTTGACAGAAGGCGTTACCCCAGCAGCTGAACAGGTATCTAAGTTCGACATTACCGCTGTTGTATCTCAATATGGCAAGGTGGTTGAGCTATCTGACGACGTTATTATCACCGTCCAGGATCAAACAGCGAATGAAGTTGCCGATATGTTGGCCCAAAATATGGCTTCTACATACGACAAAATAGTTCGTAATATGCTGGCTGCTACAGCGGCTCAGATCGATTGCTTAAACGGCGTCAATGGCAATGCCATCACAGAGGTCACCACAACTGACCTTGAACTGGCTATTGACTTTCTCGAAGGCAACAACGGTAAAAAGATGTCGCCTCACCAAGAAGGTACTAACGAGTTCGGTACTGCACCAGTTTGGGCAGCTTACTGGATTATCATCTCTACAGCCCAACGTAGCAACTACAAAAACCTGAGCAACTTCCTGCCAACAGCTGACTATCCACGTCAACAGTCTGTTCTCGAAGCTGAATTCGGTTCTTGCGACGAAGTTAGAATCGTTAAGACTTCTGAAGCTTATGTGGACAACACAGTAAGCCCAGCTGTCTACTACGACTTCCTGATAGCTGCAAACGCATACGGTAGAATCACTATCGATGATGTTTCAATGGAAATGATCATAAAGCCTCTCGGCGCTGGTCAAGACCCTTTGAATCAAAGACAAACAATGGGCTGGAAGGGCCGTCTCGGTGCTGTTCTCTTGGATGACAGCTGGGCCGTAGCTCTGAGAGCAACATTACCGTAATAGGAGGGAAAAATGACTGCACCGATCGGAACATCATTGAATGTGTACTCTGGCCTCAGAGAACTCAGCAATGTGACGAATACATATGGCGGCTACCTGATTTCAGGTGGTATTGCCTATGACCTAGTATTGCCTTGGCAAGCTGATAAGTTCGAATGGTTTAATTATACCAAATACGGAACTGACACTAACAACTTGCAAGGTGTTTGGTTTAGAGATTTCCCCGCAGGAGATGCTCTAATCATAAATAGAGGGACTACAACCCTCACATCCACCCTTGAGACGACTAATGGTGTTACCATTAACAATCTCGCTGGAGGATTTACAGATGAACATTTGGTTATTAGTGGACTTACTACGGCTACTCCTGCTGTGGTAACTACTACAACAAGCCATAATCTGTCTAACAATGACCGCGTGATTATCACAAAAGTCATTGGAACCGTTGCTCCAGAGGTGAATAACACAGTTTTTGTTGTTCAAGTTCTCTCTGCAACGACTTTCTCACTCTATGACACTTTTGGCGTCCCCATCACTACTATTGGTTCTTATACCTCTAGTGGTCAGGTGACAAAGATTGGACCGTTGCTCGGTGATGTGACTAGACCCACAAACCCTGCAATCCCACATAACGGGATCATCAACTACCCAATACAGTATCAGCTCCATCTTGGAACTTCTGTTATGGGTGCTGATGGTGACGTTATTTATTTCCAAGCTACCCAATTTAATGCCTATTTCAATCTAGGCGATATTGGTTAAAAAAATGGGGGTGTTAGCGCACCCCCTTTCTACTCAATGAGGACAAATGAATAGAAAACACGACCCTAAAGACTCCAAGGATGAAGAAAGTCAAGTAGAGAAGCCATTTGATTTTGAAACATTCGAAATTAAAACGCTAGAAGATTTTGCGACATGGAATATGCATGCTCACAAGGCTTTTAGAGAAGCTAAGAAAGTGAATCCTAAGTGTGATCCTCCTATTCCATGCAGATCACCTGATGAATCTTTCCATCCCAAAGCCAAGATTAAATTTCAGCGTTTTGACCAACCAGAGAACGTCTTGAAGTTGAAGATACGCAGTAAAGAGATCGACTACACTGGCCAACTTAAGCCCGGTTGCACTTACGAGCTTCCTTTGCCTGTTATTCGCTTTTTAAACCGTCTTAGCACACCCATTTTTGCTGAAGTAAAAGTAGAAGATGGGACCTCGACTAAAACAGAGACTAAGCAAGTAGGCGAACGCAGCCGCTTCTCTTGTCAGATGATGGATATGGTATAGGTAAGAAATGGCAATCTCACAAGGCGATTTAATCACAATGTTGAGAAATGTTACGGGAAGGGTGGATGCCTCAGATCCACTCTTCACCGATCAGATTATGGCCACCTATCTCCAAAATAACATCCAGCTAATTAGTACCCAGGATGTCAGACTTTTTAAGAATAAAACATGGTTTGAGTTTATCTTAAGCCCATCTTCCCCCGACCCCTTTCCTATAGATTTGCAAACAATAGACTTGGCAAATGGACAAGTTGGGGCATCTACTATTGAACCTCCATGCTATGCCAATGGCTTCTTCGTCTACTGGTACCAAAGCCCGCAGGAGTTCTTTCAGATCTGGCCAGAAACACAGACTTATGTGCCCTCTAGGCCCACATACGTTCTCTACTATAACAACGAGCTGATTTTCCGTAATCCACCCGACACAGAATATCTCATTAAAATGGAAGCCTATCAGGTGGAATGGCAAGTAGATGTCGTTAGTGAAGCCTTAAAGCAAGACTATGTTTATCGCTATATCGTCTATAGCACTGCGCTAGATATCTTCGGAGATTATGGCGAGATCGACCAATATCAAAAATATTTCCCACTTTATCAACGCTACAAGAATTTAGTGGTTCAGCGCACTTGGTGCCAACAACAAAATCAACGTCCAGCCCCGGAGTTTTAATATGACATTCTCAGTTATAGTCCCTAATGCTAGCCAGTCACCAGGGCTTTTTCCGGCGCAGAACAACACAAACTTTCTAAGGCTCCAGACAATCCAAGCTGCAGATCACGTCTTCAATGATACGGCAGCTGCCAATGATGGGACTCATCTTCAAGTGACATTGACGAATCGAGTTGATCCGACAACCGTGCCCGCAGGAACTAACTCCATTCTGTATGGCAAGACGGCTACGGATGCCGTGAATGAGCTTTGGTTTTATGATAATGTTGCTGCCAAGCAACTTAATTGGCGTGAATTGGATGGCACCGTTACTCTTAATGGTTCTTCCTTTACAACAATTGCCACTGTCCCAGCCAATTGTTTCGGATATATTTTTATGTTTATAGATAAAAACGCCCAACCTGGCGTATGGGTTTCAGATTCTAGTCTTGTGTGGGGTTTTGCAACTGTAGAAAAATTTGAACCAAGTACCAATCTAAATTATATCGTGAATTTTGCCAAAGGATCAGAAGCATCTGGTTTGAATTTAATGGGTAAAACTAACGTTAATACAGCTAATGATATCAATTTGAATGCAACTTGGACATATAAGCTCTATTATAGGCATCAATAATGAACTATACGCCTTATCTCATTTCCAACTATGCCACAGGATTGAATAACCGCCTTCAACCTTGGCTGAATGCTGATGATGCGCAACAAGAACTCTTTGACGGCTTTGTCTACCGTGGAACTCTCTCTAAGCGCCCAGGATATCAATATTTTGCCATTGGTGGACATGGAGGTCAGCCTTATACAGAATCTCGTGTTATTGGAACAGAGAGTGATGTAGCCATGGTTGGTACTTTAGATGGAGTCAATACAACTTTCACATTGGCCGGTAATGGTCAAATCCGACGAGCTAGTGTGGTGGTCACAAGTGGAACCCCAGCCCAAACGCTCACAGATGACGGCGTTGGGCTTATCGGTACATTGACGGGTGATGGTACCGGAACCGTCGATTATATCACTGGAGCGATTACAGCAGTGTTTGCAGCCCCTCCTACGGTCACTCAGCCAACCGTCACCTATAGCTTTATGCCCGATGAGCCCGTAATGATGGTGGCTGAATACATTACTCAAAATACGAATGTTAAGCGTATGATAGTGGCCGATGAGGAATTTATTAATATATTTAATTTCAATACTAACACTCTTGATGATATAACTCCTTACCCCTTTACATTCACTGGAGGTCCATTTGACTTTTTTACTTGGGTTAACTATCCTGATGCTAACAACAATCCCCGGCTTCTTTTTTGTAACAACGTTGATCCTATTTACTTGTATAATGGTGCTGCCGTTATTCCTTATGTGCCTACTCTGCCAGCTGGCATTATTACTTTAACTTGTTCTTTTATGGTAGTTTTTAAAGATCGTCTTATTCTCCTAAGAACAACTGAGAATGGCCAAGTTTATCCTCAAAGAGTCCGAATTTCTGGAACAGGAGCAAATAGTGATGTTTTTGATAATACGGCCACAGGAGCAGGCTTCATTGACATTCCTGATGGATCATGGATTAAAGGAGCAGATTTTAATCGTGATTCTTTGATTATTTTTACTGAGAATGCTACATGGTCAATGAAATATACCGGCAATGATACTACACCTTTTGTTATTGACCGCATTGACGAATCCAGAGGCTCTCAAGCCACTTTCAGCGTGATCACCTATCTCAACCGCACCACAGCTGCTTCTCCTAGAGGCTTGATTATCAGTGATGGCTATCGAGTGGAAAGGGAAGATGATAACATTCCAAATTTCTCCTTCGATGATATCGATGCCGAAAACTTTGAACTTGTTTTTGCGGGGACAGTAGATGCTGATCGAGACCATTATCTTATCTATCCTACGGCCCAAGAAGCAGCATCAAATAGAATCCTTGTTACCAACTATGATGAAGATAATTTTTGCATTTATCGTCTACCTCTCAGCTGCATGGGCACTTTCTTTGAGGCATATGATGTAACATGGAACGATCTTCTCTATGACCCTGTGGCACGGACCGGATATGAAAATTGGACTACTTTTGGAGAAGCTTTTGGTGATTGGAACCATTTTGCCTATAGCAAAGGCAATCCAATCTCTATTGGTGGAGGGGCTCATGGAGAAATCTGGCAGTTAAATATCAATGAGATCGAAGATAATCCGGTGCCGATTTATGATATTGCTATTACGGGAGATAAACAAATAACTATCACAACTGCCTTTCAAAACTATGGCAAACAAGAAGTTGATCCGGCTATGGGGGCTGACTTTATCTTCCTCGATGCCGTTGTGGGGATGACCCAGGTGAATGGCAAGCAATTTCAGGTCGATTCTGTCACGAATCATAATACAATTGTGCTTAAAACTGTTGAAAGTACTTCTACGTGGGATGCCTATGTTTCCGGGGGGGAAGCCACTCGAGTCATTCCTTTCAATGCATTGACGAAAAAATTCAATCCCTATGTTGATGGGGATAAAAAAGTTCGTTGTGGATGGCTTTACATGTATGTTGACTCAACTGAAACAGATCTTCGCACTCAAGTTACTATTAGGAACATTACACAAGCCAATCCAGCGGTGATTACCACTACAGTCAATCATGGACTAAAGAGTGGCACTCAAATTGAGATATTCGATGTTGAAGGTATGACTGAGGTGAACGACAACTTCTACTTTATCACAGTCATAAATAACACTAGTTTCTCTCTCAATGGCGTCGATTCCACCGGATTTACACCTTATACAGCTGGCGGTATTGTTGCATCGAAGGTACCTGCTAAATTAACCATTCAGATCATTGTCAATGACACTGAACAATCGACTCGTCTCAATGTAGGCCAACCTGTGCCATATGAGGGAAACTGCACTAACTTGGTATTCGAAACAGGTGTCAAGAAGTGGTATAAGGTCTTTATCAATCAGACAGGGCGCTTTATCCAATTCCGTCTATTGAATCAGCAAGCGGGTTCGACGATCAATATCCAAGCCATGATGCCCGGATTCGCACCTGTAGGGAGGATGTTGTAATGCCGACACTTGTGACAAATTTCAATTGGGGTACTGCGCTTTATGACCAAAATAGAGACTTAATGCGTCAGTTGTCTGAGGCATATACAAACACTGCATTGGTGGTAAATACCAAAGTATCGAAATATGTCACTGATGGTCAGTTTAAACCAAATGTCGATCCTCCGGCCAATGATCCCTTTAACCGCAACTTTGAGATCGGAGACATTTACGTGCGCACAGATACTGATAGTGCTTGGATTATGACCTCTAGGACAAGTTCGGATATTGTGGTGTGGACAATTATAACGACGTAAAGCAGCTTTACATAATCGGGAGTTTTTATGGTTAAATTAAATGCAGGTGGGGCAGCCTCGGGGGCTTTGACAGGAGCATATGTGGGCTCACAATTTGGTCCAGTGGGCACAATTGCTGGAGGCGCTATCGGAGGTATAACTGGTCTCTTTGGGGGTGGTGGTAAAAAAAAGAAAAAGCCTAAAAAAATAAGTAGACTTGATCCGTATCAAGAAGAAATATATGGCCGGTATAGACAGTCTCTCGAGGGACAAGGACCTTATGCAGGTCTCTATGATTTCGATGAAGAAGGTGCCAACAAGGTCTTTGATGAGACGATAGCCCGATATGCCAACAGAAACTTCGAGGAAAAGACCGCTCCCACCATTACTGGAGCTTATCGACAAAGCAATCTAATGAACAGCTCTTATAGTGCCGATGCCCTTTCTAAGGCTGGCCGAGATGTCAATGAAAGTCTCAATGCTCAGAGAGCGAAATATATCTATAAGGGTCAACAAGAAGCTCGTGAAGCCAAAAGAGATGCTATCAGAGATATTCTAGATCGTCAGACATTTGATTATGAAAAGCCAGAAGAAGAGGAGCCTGGGATGTTCGATAGTATCATCGGTGGACTTGGAAAGGATGCCGGAGATTGGCTATCAACTTACCTCAAGAATAATGCAGGCGGAGGGGGTGGTGGCATTAATACAGGGGGAATTAGCTCTGGTGGTGGCGTTAATCCCAAATTATTCGGTTAGTCTATTAGGAGGTAATTATGCCAGAAGGACCCAGAGTTTTAGATCTATCACCTAAACCTAGAACGCAGCCAACCAATCTAGAAAGAATAGTGGAAGGCTATGCTGAAGGGCTGAGACGAAATAAAGAATCTGATGAACTTGCCAGCATCTATGAGAAATACAAAGAAGAAGGCATGGGCATTGAGCAAAAGATTCAGGCTATAAGATCCAATCCCAAGATCAGCAATGCCACGAAGGTTAATGCCATTAGCGATTTAACTACTGTAGCTGGTATAAATGAAAAGCTTCAGAAGCATACTGAAAAACAGCTAAAGAAAGAATTGGAAAAAAATAAAAAGCTTCAAGAAAAAGAGACGAATAAACAGAAGATCTCTGATATTGAGCAAAGGAGAAATCTTCCTCCTGGCTCATTGGCCGCTTATGAAGATGATCCAAAGATGGGTGAGCAGATCTCACGGCCTCCCAAGGAAGGTAAAACGAATCAAGCTGATAGACCTATAAATGAAGATCAACTTAGAAGAATTCAAGAAGTAGAGGATAGTCCAGAATTTGAAAAAGCTTCTAACGCCGATAAGCAAAAAATGCTTAGGAATAATTTAGTGTCTAAAGAAAATATTGATTCTGTAATGAAACCATATATCGAAGAGGGAAAACCGGGTCAAAAACGACAAGAAGTTTTAGCAGGAGAACAAGCAAAAGAAGATATAAAATTTTATAATGATCAAATTGATCAAATCCCAAAATTACTTTCTAAAGAAAAAACAATGCAACAAGCTGAAGCCCTCAATGAAGAAGGAGCCACTGGATCTCTTTATGATCAAGCTTTGGAAAGAGCAGGACTGGTTGGATTAACTTCCGATGGAAGAAGAGAATTTACTTCGATTGCTAAAGATGTGATTAAAAATGAAAATATGAAAGCCGTTGTGGGATCTCAAATGTCTCGAGAAGAATTCAAATTTTTCGTTGATGCCACTATAAATCCTAATTTCTCTAAAGAAGCTAACGCAAGAATTATTAGAAAAGAAAATTTAGCTTTAAGATATGGTAAATTATATGCGGATATAACAAATCAAATTGTCCAAAACAATGAGGGAGTAATTCCCGAAAGATTACAAGCCAAAGTGAATGATGAATTTCGAATTCAATCTCAAAAAATAGCTGAAGAAGTTAAGAAAAATGAATTGGAATACCGAATGATTAAATCTGTGCCTAAAGGCTTTACTTTGATGTATGATAAAGACAGAAACCCTTTGCACGTGCCCAACAATAAAGTAAGAGTATTAGAAAAGCAAAAATTGGCGACATTAACATGAACATAAATCAAGGCATTTCTCAAGATTATGATCCTTTGGCCCAGTTTAGGCAAGTGGGTTCTGAACAAAAAAAAGAAGAAGACCCATTGGACGAATTCAGAAAAGTTGGTTCTTCTAAGGACATTGAACAAGAAGACGAAGAATCTTCCTTCGGTCAAAATGTCAAAGATGCGGGTAAACAATTTCTCAAAAATACTATTTCATCTTTGGTGGGAGGGCTTGGAGAAGCAGCCCAACTGGCCAACTCAGCTGGAAGAGAAAAATTAGAAGAAGATGTTAAACAAAAGTTTAAAGAAGATCAAAATTATGAGCCTTCCATTGCAGAAACATATGGTTTAGGTGATGATTTCATTGCCGCAAACTTTCCAAATAAAGAAAATGTTAAACATGCCATCGAATTCCTTGGAGGTCCTGGAGAGCCAAAGAATAAAGGTGGACGCTATGGCAAACGCATCGGCGATCTGTATGGCTCTGGAGGTAATATTCTTCCCGCTATTGTAGGTGGGGTAGCTGGACAAACGGCTGAAGAAGCTGGGGGCGATCCTTTGACTGTTGCAGCTGCCGAAATAGTCGCGATGTTGGCTACGCCTTCCAAAGGAGTAATCAAAGGAGGATTAGAAGCGGCAAAAGCAAATGCCCAGAAAGAAATTGATACCCTCCGCAAACTAGGTTATGCCGATAAAGAAATTGGCTTAGCTTTGAATCGTGCCTCGAAAGGAAAAAAATGGAATATTCGTGGATTTAAAAGCGAAAACACTGAAAAAGCTTTTGAGAATTTTGCGGAAAAATCTGATCGTCTTGTCAATGATATTCTAGTCCAAGAAATACCTGGTATCGGGAAAGGCATTGATTATGTCCATGAAGTTGCATCTGATGCTTATGGTATTTTAGCAGACAAAGCTAAAAATATTCCTATAAAAAATTCAAAGCCATTCAAAGATTCCATAAATAATGTGGTTGATCAACTAAAAAACAATTTAGGCGTAAGTGATGAGACAAATGCGTTTATCAAACGTTTAAATAAAGCTAAAATAGCCGCTGACAAAAATCCTACAGCTGAAAATTATATGAATTTTTACAAAGAATTAGGAAAAGCTGGTAAATGGATTGATAGATCTCAAAAAGACCGCTTACTTACTCAGGTTAGAAATGGCATCAAAGACAGTTTTAAAGGATCTGGGAAAGAAGGAGTTGAATTCGCAGAAGAATTTGAAAAGGTAAATAAAGGCATCCAAAAAGCCTATAAGGCTGAAGAAATCAATGATCTTTTGGCCAAAGTGACAGGTCAAGAAGGTATAAACTATAAAGGAATGTCCAAAATATTCGATAAGAAAGATAACATAAAGCTTTTTGAGGAAGTTCTAGGAACTGACCAAACAAGAAATTTACAGCAAATTGCCAAAGTAGGCAAAGAAGTTAAGGATTTCGACAAAGCCTGGAAAGCTACAAGTCTCTTAGGAACAAAAGTTTCTAATGCTTTAACAGTTGGATATTATTTATTTAAGAATGCTTATAGCCCTGAGACATTTATGACCGTAGTTGGGGCTAAAATAGGAGAAGCAGCTGCTCGGAAATTAGTGGAAAAATCATTGACTGATCCAAAATTCCAAAATCTTATGATTAGAGGGATGCACGCTCTTAAGGTACAATCCCCCAAAGCTATGGGTGCTGTGATTAATCAAATGAATGACTATCTTGAAAAAGAAGATGAAGATATTGATCTCAATCAAGCCATAGATTAATCGCTAAAAGTACAAAAAAAGCTATGATATATTCCATTTTTATTTTTCCTCTTTTATAGCTAATTCTGAAGGCATAATGTTTTTCATTATTAAAACCGTTTTAATTATTGCCATTTCTTTGTCTACATTAGCAAAACGTTGATCAAATTCAGATTTCAATGAAAAAAATTCCTTGTCTACTTGATTAAATTTCATATTCATCCATAACATGGATGTAATGATAGCACCAAGAATGAATATTGTATCAACATGTTTTTTGAAAAATTCCATTTATTCTACTCCATTCTCTAACATTTCTTTATACGCTATTGTTCCTAATTCTTTAATAATCTCATATTCAATTAAAGACATTTCAAACTCAATAGTTTTTATAATCTTTTCTTTATTATATTTAGGCAAATCCATATTTTTTACTTGTTTTATTAAAGATTGCAATTCAATTAAAGGTTTTATCGAAGTCATTTTTACCTCTTGTTTAAAAAAAATAATTTACATTTAATATGCCAAACATAAAGAGTGCATATACTATTAACATCATTACGGGAATATACCATGGAGTCATTTTTTCTCCTTGTTAGAAACACTTTACCATTCCTCTTATTTTACGTCAAATAAAATAAATTCTATACATAAGATCCATTTTGTGTTAAATGTAAAGAAAATATTTGAATTGTCCAAGGAGGGACGTCTATGGCTCAAGGAAAATCCCCATTACAATATAAAGGCGTACGCGCCATTGCACCACCAGATTTAACTATAGCACAAAGGGCTCCGAATAGCGGAGACAAAGCTTATCCTCCAGGCCAATTCTGGCTAGATGAAACCAATGATGCTAGTTATCAGTGGTCTGGGACCATCTGGATCTCGATGGGTTCAGGTTCAACAGGTGCTGTAGATACTCTCACAGGCGATTCTCAAGGAGCTATCGTTCCAGTGGCAGGAAATATAGATCTTTTGGGCACAGCAGCGGATGGTATATCCACAACAGGTACTGCTGGTACGATTACTTTTGCAATAGAGCAAGCCACCACATCACAACGCGGAACTCTGGCCACATCAACCAATGCTCAATCTGTCACGGGTACAGATGCCACAGTAGCCGTAACGCCAGCAAGTTTAACTGCTCGTTTAGCTGCTCCAGGCGCTATTGGCGGAACTACTCCAGGTGCCGGTACATTTACTGACTTAACAGCTACTGGCACAGTACATCTAAATGTCACAGGTGCGGGCGTAACGACAATTGGTACAGGAGGCACAGGCGCAGTTAATATTGGTAATGCCACAGGTAATACAGCGGTCACTGGTTCATTAACCACGACTACAACTTTAACAGCTACTTTGGGAGCTATTACAGCCACAAATGGCGACTTAGTTTTAGGTACTGCCGGAAATAAACTTTCCATTGCTACAGGATCTAATGCTTCTATTGGTACTTCAGCAGCTATGACGGCCGGAGCTATTACAATAAGCACAACAGCAGTGACGGCATCATCAAAAATTTTCCTCTCGGCAGCAACAGCAGGGGGAACGCAGGGTGTATTGTCTGTTGCTAACATTGTAGCAGCAACATCATTTGATATTGTTTCTTCAAGCAATTTAGATACATCGACAGTTAATTGGTTGATTATAAATTAATGATAATGAGGTTACTATGGCTTATCGTGCTCAGTTTGATACTCTTCGGACTCTTGCTCATGGAGGTATATCTGGGACCTATGCACCGGTTGGAAGCCCTTTTACTATTGCTCCCCGGATAATTTGCATAACAAATCTCACCAACGGCGATATGATTTTTTCAGATGATTCATCGAATTCAGACGGAAAATTAATTGTCGGGGCTGGCGGTTTTAAACTATTTGATATTCAGAGCAATATGAATCCGAATATCGATGATGGTTTTTTACTGGGAATTGGGACGCAGATGTATGTAAAGCAATCCACAGCAGCCACGAGCGGGTCGGTGTATATTGAGCTCATTTACGGATAAGAAATCACCTGTTGCCTTACGCGTTGAACAAGAAGTGAAGGCGCGTTTGGCAACAGAAGTGGAAAAAAGCACAGCTCAAGTCTTACAAAATAATAAAGATTTCATTTATGAAACCAATCAAGCTCTTGAAAAACTGGCTTATTCTGGCAAAGACATAGACCTTAGCTTTAAGGCATATAAAGCTGAAATAGGCTCTATATGTAAAACTATTCAGATCGAAATAGAAAATCATAGAAGGGACATGGATGAAAGATATAAGAGTGCCTTTGCTCTCATAGGAGACTTTCGCCAAAACATCGCCTTCATGGAAGAGTCATTAGATTCCAGTATTCAAAGCATTTATCAAGAATTAGCCAGTCATGATGACCTCATAGAGACGAAAAAGCTATTGGACAGTGAAATTGAGGTACGTAAAGAAGAAACACGGACGCTTAAGCAAAATCAGGAAAACGATGTAAAGCGAATTTACAACGCCCTCGATGCCAAAGATGCGGCATTGAGAAAGGAAATTGCTGAAAAACCTAGTGAATGGCCTCAGATCAGGGAAGAAATGAGGCTCACTTTAGATTGTTTTCGCATTGAGATAGATGGATTCAAAAAGGAAAACCGTATTTTACATCGAGCCAATTTTGTACTTCAGAAGCATATCGAGGACTTATATACCCAGATTAATAAACTGAAGGGAGAATAATGAGTCAAGCGGGTATAGTAGACATTGAAGGAGGTTTTCCTCAGATCCCTACGAACTTCATTGCTGATGTTGGTTCTGCAATCCCGATTTTTAATACATTAAACATTTTTGGTTCTACTCAAGCAGCAGGCACCACTCCGGTTCATACAACTGGTTCTGGGAATACTATTACTACCATTGTTCAATTGACTCAGGCTACTGGATCATCGAATGCAAATAATGCTGGGCTAGCCAGCTTTGATTCTTCCACTTTCACTGTTGATGCTAATGGTTTTGTTTCTCTCAGTGGAGGAGTTGGCTTTACATGGATCGTTGTCACGAGTGCTGATAATCCTGTGACCTTTGCTCCCATGACAGGCTATATATGCAAAGGTGCGGGAGCAGTTGATTTTATTCTTCCGCCAGCTGCGACGGTTGGTGATGAATATTGGGTTAAAGGCATAGGCAACTTATGGACTATTGCACAAAATGCCGCACAAACGATTTCTCTTGGCTTCCAGACAACGACAGCGGGGGTGACTGGTACTGTGATAGCCACTCAAGTAAAAGATGCAGTACAAATCATTTGTGTGACAAATAACTTAGAGTTTGAAATTTTAACAGCGGTGGGCAATCCCACAATCGCATAGGAGTCAAGGATGGCAACGAATAACGTAGTAAATATTAGTGCTGCGGGCTTAGTCAAGTATGATGGGGCAGGCACTTTCACTGGGGTAACAGTAACTCAACACGATCTTCTCATAGGGGCAGCATCGAACGGGATTACCTCTTTAGCATTGACGAATGGTCAATTAGCTATAGGTAATACTGGGGCTGATCCAACGGCTGCAACACTTACGGCCGGTACGGGTGTCAGTATTACGAATGGAGCTGGCTCTATAACCATCAATGCCACAGGCTCTGGCTTGACATGGACAGTCGTAACAGGCACTTCCCAAGCAGCTGCCGTTAACAATGGTTACATAGCCAATAACGCAGGTCTCGTTACAGTCACACTACCCTCTACTTCAGCCGTCGGTGACATGGTTGCCGTGACTGGAATCAACAACGCGACAGGCTGGAAAGTGGCCCAGAATGCTGGTAATCAGATTTTCTTCGGAACTTCTTCAACTACTTCTGGTACTGGTGGATCTCTAGCTTCTACAGCAACACGCGATACTGTTTTCTTAGTGTGCATGACAGCCAATGCCACCTGGAACGTTGTGGGCGCAGTTGGTAACCTTACGGTGGTATAATGGCCACAAACAATGCCACGAATACATCTAATCCTGTGACAGTAGCTCAAGGTGGTACAGGTCAAACCACATTGACCAATCATGGAGTCTTGGTAGGTGCAGGCACTTCGGGCATTTCAGCCACAGCCACTGGCTCTTCTGGACAGCTTTTAGTCTCCGGCGGTGCTAGTGCAGATCCAGTCTATACAACTGCTACATATCCGAGTACAGCAGGGACGAGTGGCAATGTTTTAACCAGCGATGGAACAAACTGGTCAAGTTCTGCGCCTCCTGGAGGAGGAGTACTAAGTGCTTCTGTAACTTTAACCTCTAGTCAAATAAAAAATTTAGCTGGCACTTTAATTCAACTTATTGCCGCTCCCGGTTCTAGCAAAACCATTTTTATCCTTTCGGCTGAATCCAGATTTAATTATGGAGGGACAAACGTTTTTACGACTGGGGGAAGTTGTAGGTTAGTTTATGGATCTAGCGCAGGAGGGACAAGCGCTGTAACAGGTATAATGACTACTACCCAAATGAATGGATCAGCTAATTATCTAGTCTCTGGCACTCTCGCAGCAATTAGCAATTCGGCATCCACAACCGACAACCAAGTAATTTCAGTCTGGAATTCCGGAAGTAATTATGCAGGAAATGCAGCTGGAGATAATACATGTACTGTCTCATGCACCTATGTGGTGATATAAATGGCCACAAATAACGTTGATAATTTTGCAAATCCTATTGCCGTAGGTACTGGTGGTTCAGGCCAATCAACGTTAACTAATCATGGTGTTTTGATTGGCGCATCTACTTCTGGCATTACGCAATTAGGTGCCGGGACAGCGGGCCAAGCTGTACGTTCAGGAGGAGCAAGCGCTGATCCTGCATATACAACAGCAACTTATCCCTCAACAGCCGGGACAAGTACTAATGTGCTCACGAGCGATGGGACTAATTGGATTTCTTCGGCAGCTCCAGGAGGTGGTGTTTTAAGTGCTTCAATCACCTTAACCTCAACTCAAGTTAAATCTTTACATAGTGGAGTTACTCTCATTTCTGCTGCTGGCGCCGGAAAAACTATTGTTATTCTATCAGCAATTTCTCGCTATACATATGGGGGTAATAATGCTTTTACAGGAACTGCAAATACACTTTTAGTTTATGCTCCTATTTCTGGCCCTACAAACGCTGTGCAAACAATAATATCTGGAACGACTCAGATAAATGGAACGGTAAGTTATATTCTAGAAGGAACTGTTCTTGCATTAAATTTTGCTGCTTCTAAATCAGATAATCAAGATATTGTGATATACAATTCTGGTATTAATTATGGTGGAAATGCAGCCAATGATAATACAGTAACTATTGATGTCACATATGTGATTATTTAAATAAAGAGGAAAAAATGGTCGCACCAAATACTCCAACAAAATATCGCGGAACAGATGTTTACCTAGCCAATATTGTCACGCGAGATCGTCGACCTACCGGCGCAGATTACCGGCAGCCTGAGACAGGAAGACTTTACCCTATTTTTGCCGGATGGCAAGTGGGTAAAGATCCGACGACAGGTGTTGAAGGTGAACTTTGGCTTTTGACTAAGATCGTAGCTAACGTTGCTTATTGGGAATTATTGAATGGCTCTGGCTCTGGGACTGTTGTAAGTCTTACAGGAGATGACACTGTCGTTGTAAATCCAGATGTCAGTGGCAATATCAATGTCTTTGGCGAGACTGTCGCGAATGCCACGAATGCTAAGCCTGTTTTTACCACTTCCTTCGCAGCCAATACAGAAAATATCGAAGTCCAACTTGCTACGACGGTAACTCCTACTCCTGGCAGTAATGTGAATGTTGGCCTAGCCTGCTTTAACACCAATCAATTTACGATGGATGCCACCAGCGGAATGGTATCATTAAAAGGTGGATCAGTAAATCCCCCACTTCTTACGGCGACAGGAGATGATGCCGTTGCTGTTTCTCCTTCTGGCACAGGAAATATCAACTTCCTAGGAAATACTGTGGCCAATGCCACACATGCCAAACCTCTCTATGTCCTCAATAGCGCTGCCAATACAGAAAGATTTGATATTCAAATAGCTACAATAACAGCACCCACTCCGGTTAATTCTAATAAATGCGGTATTGCTTGTTTTAACAATATGCAATTTTCAATAGATGCCACGAGTGGAATGGTTTCCGCCATTGGCTCATTGACTGACTTACATGTGGCCAGATATATCGTTAGCGCCGGAGGAACGACAGATGGGGCCAATTATACCACCATTGCAAGCGCCTATGCAGCTGCCGTGGCTGCCGGTGCCCCTCAGACCGTGTTTGTTCAGCCAGGAACCTATACTGAAGATCTTACATTGACAGCGGGAATAAATATATCTGGCTTTTCATGCGATGCTGCAAGCAAAACCGCTGGTGTATTAATAGTCGGCAAAATCTCTTATTCTCAAGTAGGTAATGTCGGTTTATCTGGTCTGATTTTAGAAACTAATGGAGATTATGCTATTGAGGTTACAGGAGCGAATGCCTCTGTTCTTCGTCTGGTAAATTGCTTTCTCTATGCCCATGATAATAATGGCATTCATTATACCTCTTCTTCAGGAAACTCTAAGATAGAATTTTATGCTTGCAAAGGAGATGTATCAGCCACTTTTGCCTATTTTACTCATTCATCTGCTGGCAAATTGGCTTTTTACAATTCCGTGTTTGAAAATAACGGAGGCACTACAGCTGCAAGCACTTGTAGTGCGGGAACAGTAAACTTATTGAATTGCTATTTCAACAATGCCATCACCACTTCTAGTACAGGTGGCTTCATAGCCTCTGATACAGAATTCCATGGACCCCTTATTGCTAATGGCACCGGAGCAGCCCAGACGGGGCTTAACTGTTCATTCTTCGGAGGGACAAATGCCGCTATTTCTGTCGGGACTGGAGCCACTTATAGTGTTGCAAATTGCGCTATTCAAAGTACTAATGGTACCTCAGCCATAGCAGGGGCCGGAACTATTGAATGGTCTAATATTTCATTTACTGACACACAGACAAAAATCAATACCACAACTCAAGTACCTATCCAGAGTGGAAACAATGCAGAAATTGTCTCTATTCCTGGAGCTTATCCCTATACAGTTAAGCCACAAGAATTTTCAATTCCAGTCAGCACAAGTTCAGCCCGGACAATAAATTTGCCAGCAGCTCCAACGACTGGAGAAAAGCATCTTATCATCGACGACACAGGAAGCGCAGGCGCCAATAACATCACTGTGCAAGGTAATGGCAATAATATTAATGGCGCTGCAAGTAAGACGATCAATAGTAACTATGGCTCATTGTTGGTCGTGTTTAATGGAACCCAATGGAATGCAAAGTAATTTATCCATCAAATACTTAGGGATTTGTAATTTGTGGATTACACAGAAGCTTAGGTACACCCATGTTTATCCGAATAATATTTACCGAATCTAAAATCTGATATTTATTAGGTAAATCAATTTCATCTATCATAGATTCAATGTTGTCAAGCATAGCATTTATGACAAGACATCGGTAATGAATAAAATGACGATCTTCTTCCCATAATGGAGTCATTTGAATGACTTCTTTTTCTATTGGTGCTGTAAGACAGGCTAAAGTTGTTAAGGCGTGCATGTTAAAGCCCCTTCTATAGGTTCACCTATATTAAACTTTAATATCGTTAACTGATCTAATAATTTATATTTGTGATCACAATCTAAATCTTTGATAATATTTTCAATATTTGACATGGCGCTATACATAACAATAGCGCGATAATGAAGATTTAAACCGCTCTTTTCTTCCCAAAGATACGGCATTTTGATACTTTCTTTTGAAACAGTTGATGCGCAAGTGCTCATGATAAACCTCCTTTTTTATGAGGTCATCATAAAGATAGGCTATTTATTTTGCACGCTTTTTTCCTGCATGGGCCATTTTTTCCATGCGCTTGACACCATATTTTTTGATTCCTGCAGCAGCTGCCACGGCTGCCGGATTCGCTGCTCCTGAAGCAGCTGCCTTACGCTCAATAGCTTTGAATCTTGAGCCTGATCCGAGTTTTGCTTTTGCCATTATTTTTTCTTCCTTAAAACCTTTTCTCCAACCTCACAAGCTTTGTCGCGCTTCTTATCTGCCGCGAGAAGGGCCTTCTCCCCTTTGGCTAATTGGGCTGTTTGCTTTTGCAACTTTTTTATTTTTTTGTCCACTTTTCTTCCTAAGTTTTTGGCTTTCAACCTCTTCGTGGAAAGCCACTTCTTTTCGATATTTCTTGGGCACCTTCATTGACACTTCTAGCTTCCCTGCCGAGGTATTATTTCCTGAGTCTTGGCCTTTGGGAAGCCCAGAATCTATTTTTTTCATTTGCGCATAGCCTTTGGGGAAAGCTGCCTTCTCGGCTTTATTGGCTGCCATATGGGCAGCCTTATAGCCCGGCTGGCCACTGGGAAAGCCCCCATGCTGGATTTTCTTTTCTAGATGATAGGAGGGAGAATGATTTCCCCCGCAAAGACGACATTTAGCCATGTTAGCCTACTTCTTCTTCCGTGATTTCCCAGCTTTCGAGAATGCAATCGCAATAGCTTGTTTCTGGGGCTTGCCAGCGTGCATCTCGGTTCTTATATTTTCCGAGATCACTTTTTTCGATTTTCCGCTCTTTAGGGGCATAATTTCTCTCCTGATATTTTGACATAGATTTAATGACTTTTTCAGAAGTCATTCAAATCCTTTCAACTTTTTGGATTTTTTGGGTTTATGTAGACTCATTTTCTGGATTTTCTGTCTGAACTCATCTACTCCATGGGGTACATGATAAGATGGATTTCCATTCCCCACTTCACTTTTATCATCCCGGTCATGTTTCTCCCGATGTGAGAAAATGGAAAATTTAGATGTGCAACCTACGAAGCATAAGCCACATAGAGTGATTAATAATAACTTTTTCATGCTGCTTCTCCTATACGTTTTGCTTTCCAGGCATAAAATTTTTCTTTTAGGCGTTCTTTGTCTTTTAGTAATTCTTCTATGGTTTGGGCTATTGGCCATTCAAAATGCTTAGAGACGACGTTCAAATAATCCAAAGCACACAATTCCTCCTCGACAGGAAACTGCTTATAGTATTCAATAGTTCTATCGGCTATCGCCTTTTGTTCCTCCAATGTAGGCATGGAGATCGCAGCAATCTCAGGCGCATGAGAAACACCGTCGCATGCTTTGATCTCCCCTTCTACATAGCCGATGCCTATAACATCCGAAAACAGTTGTCTGGCAAGACGGCTCAAGGCTCGGGCAAAGCACATATCCTTAGGAAACTTTGTCCAGCCTCCTCCCTGCTTTACCAAACCGCCCTTTTGTGCGTCAAGTAAAGAAAATGAAGATTCCTCGGTTTCCCCTGTATCACATCGTTTTCCAATCAAAATACAATGCTCGTCTGTGCTTTCTTTAATCTTTATGATATGGCCAGCTTTACGGATTAAGGCGCTCATCATGCGAGCTGATATTTCCACTTTGCCATTGATGATATTGATTCCTCCGTTAAGTGCCTGCATAGGAGGAATTTGCAATTCACGTGCAGCTAGCATAATCATCATGACACCAGCCTTATCGCCGATGCCTCGATACATTTTGCTAGAGACGGCTTGTTCCGCCATCACATTGTAAACCATCATCTCGTGGTCGCTGGGCACAAGATGGCTCGTAGTTGCGATAGCCAGTTTCTTCGAATTCTCGTTCTCTTGCCCAAGCGTCTCGCCACCAGTAGTCATTAATATCGTCTCCATATTCCCCCCGCTTATTTTCAAAATAACGCAGTTTTCTGTTTATTTCTCTTTGCCATTCTATTAAATCAATCTCGGATTTATTCAAAGAAATACCTATACACTTTAAGAACTTCCAAAAAAAAACCAAAATCTGGTTGATATTCAATGACTTTAGCCGCTTTTCCATGCTTATTGAGATGGAGAAAGAAGATTTTTTTGATATCGAATCCGGCGCTTTTCACTAATTCATAATAAGCAGACCCTTGTAGAAACCAGGTTTTACTAGGCTTCGAGGAAGTCTTAAGATCAACAATGGCCAATCCTTCGGGCGTTTCAATAATCATGTCTATTTGGCCGGTGATTTTATGTTCATCGGACCAAAAGCGCCGTTCGACTTCAATCACTTTGTGGCCTTCGCCCCACCACTTCTTAAAACTTTCGACGTACCCCCATGTTTCATCATCTACCCCGAGTTCTCCGATGCCGGTAACAATTCCTTCGCAAATCTTATGGACTCGCGAGCCACGACTGGCTGCATTGACTAAAACGTCTTGATCTATATTCTGCATGCCACTGAAGGGATAAAGAATTGTGGTAATTCGAAGATAATTTTCTCTATTTTGTTCATCCATGAAGGGGGGTAAAAAATCCTTTTTTTATCTAATGGCGGTTGTATCAGAAATGGTTATGGGTGACAAGTTATTTCTTTAATTTTTTTGTATCTCATTGACTTTTTTAGGGATGTGTTTTGACTGGACTTTTTCTATTTTTTCGCTACGATAAATAGAAAAGTAATCACATCATTAACCAATCCCATTTTTGGATCTCACGAGTCATAAATGTTTAATACCAAGCAATGTAGAATTTGTTCCGCTGTTAAAGATATTCAAAATTTTTATTTTTGTGAGGGATATGTCCGTTCTGAATGCAAAGAATGCACGAAAAAGAAAGTGAAGGCATATCAAAAACAAGTAAAGGCGTGGCGTAGTGAAGCAAGAAAGAAATATCACCGCAAATACTATAAGATGAATCCAGAAAAGATGGCCCGGTATCGAAGAGATTTCCGGGATCGCCATCCAGGTTATTATAAACGGTTTAAAAAGCAGACAGTAGAAGGTCAGGAAAAAAGGGCCCCTACGCCGAGGCCCTAATAGGCTTTGTCAGAATGCTTTGTAAACAAACAAAACGAAAGGAGTTTTCCGTTCATGGTCAATATCGCAGAAACGAAAAATACATGTCAAACTTTTTCTGTAGAAAATTTAGCTCGCACTAATCACCATGCTTTTATCCTCCTTTGGATGATTGCACAAAGAGTCGGTAAGTCAACCAATGAAGAATGCCTTGAAGTTCCTGATGTGGAAGTCCGCGATTATCTTGAATGGGGATTTACAAGAGGTCAATACCGATCAGCCATTTCCTTTTTGGAAAAGAATGGTTTCATCAAGATTACCAAATCTCCAACCAAAGAAAAATCCAACGTTAAAACCACCCGTAGCCCCAAGATAAAGCTCTTAAGTACAGAGGCTTACAACAGGCTCTCTTATGTCGAAAAATTGGTGTGCAATCCAATGTTTGACCATGCCACTCATCTCTCCTTTCTTTCCTCCTCCTCCCCCCCT